CGCCGCTGCTGTTGCGCGAGACGGCGGGGATGAGGCCGACTTGTTCGCGCGAAACGACGTCCAGTGCTTCGTAGAGGGTCGGGATCAGACCCGTCAAAGTGTTGGCCAAGGAAGGCTCCTAAATCAATCGGTGAAAGACACGCCGCTTCGCGCGACCTCCGCCTGCTTTGCAGCAGGCATCGCGTCGAAAGCAGCGCGCGTAATAGTTTTGCCGCCGGACCCGCCTCCCGATCCGCCATGAGCGCCGCCGCCGGATGCGCCGGTGCTCTTGAGGATCGAGTCACGGTATGGGTACTGATCGATGATGATTTCGAGGGCTTCGTCGAACTTCGCTACCTCGCCGGGATTGCTGCGGCTGAACAGCTTGTTGCCCGACTTGTCGTAGGCGACGACTTCGTTGCCTTCCAACTTGAAGGCATCGCCGAAGCGCGCCTGCACGAGATCCGCCGGAATCGCGAACTTGTCGGAGATCAGCTTCGAGCGCGCAAAGCTGCCGCCGACCTTCTCGTCGACGAGCGACTTCTGCAGCGTGTCGCGCTCTTTGACGACCGGCGCGTACTTGTCTTCGACGGCCTTGATCGCTTCTGCGCGCACCTTCTCGATCTCGCCGGCGTCGACAAGCTTCTTCGCGTCGAGGTTCTTGACGACATCGAGCGCCTTGCGCGCGGCATCCACGTCCGTGATGCCTTCGAATGCCTTGGCGATCTTCTCGGCCGCTTCCGCGCGTTCCCGGTGGGTCTTGGCTTCGCCGTTCAAGCGCGAGATGGTCGAGACAGTTCCTGCGACGTCGAAAGCCACTTCACGGCCATCGTCATGCACATAAACCGGCTTGCCGTCCTGCACTACCGCGAATCCGTCATCGTTCAGTTTGAGTTTCATAGGTTATCCAACCCGAGCTGGTTAGGCCATCCGGCCGTGTTGCGCCGCCCCTCATCCAAGGAGCCGACAAAGAAAAGGCCGCGCAGGGTGAGTGCGCGGCCGGTGTATTGCGAATTCGTGTTGCGTCAGTCGGTCAACTTCAACTGAGGATCGCCCTTGGGAGCGTTCGACTTGATGCGGTCCTTCTCATCGTCGTAATCGACTTCAGGGCCGATGACGCCGCGGCGTTGAGCCTCACGGAATAGCGTCTCATCCGAGAGCGTTCCGTCGACGTTCATGTCTCGCAGCAGTTCGAGCGATGCCTCGGCAAGCGTTGCGACGCCGAAGTCCTTGTAAATCTGGACATGTCCGCCTTGCGCCTCGCCGATCCATTCGGCCGTAAGTTGAAGCGCGGCGTCGATTGCGTCCTCGATGTCCTCGATCAGACGTTGCAGCGCGCACATGCCGGCCTCGTTCTCGGCCACCGTCTGCGCGACAGTCGTCTTGCCTGGCTTTATGACCAGCAATTCGGCGCCGACCTGGCGCATGCGATCTTCGAGGTCAAGCAGCGACAGGCGGCCGGCTTCGATAGCCAGTCCCGAGTGCTCGACGTACTTCAGGTCGCCATTCTCATCGTCGGACGCGACCATTGAGCCGGCGCCAACTACAACGGTCGCCTCGCCGAGCTTCTTGCCAAACAGGATCGGCACGCGCGCGACGTGCAGAATCGTCTGCTGGTCGCTCTTGCTCTGCCAGTGCTCGACGTTCATGTATGCGAGTTCGAGCAGCGGCGGCGTCGCCTGCATGAAGTCCGTCCGGCGGCCGTAGACTGGCACGAACGGGATTTTCTTCAGCGACGTGGCGCCCTCTTCGTGGAGAGCCCACTCTTTCTTGTTCGTAAGCGGATCGACCTTCTCAGACTCACGCCACGTCTGCCACTTGCCAGGGTAGAGCACGCGCACTTGCTCGACGATCTTCTCGCCGAAATCACCGTCGTTCTCGACGACTTGCTCAAGCAGACGCAGTTGCGTGAACACTTCCGCGCCGTTGATGCGCATCGAGCGCCATCCGAGGATGTTGCCGGCGTGGATCTGCACCCAGTAAGGGCGAATCCCTGCGGCGTTCTCCTCAGCCTTCGTGCGCACGTTCTGCGCCTTCGGGTAGTCGACGAGAATGCCGCAGATGCCGTGCGAAAGCGCTTCCTCACTCAGAGAGGCAGCGAACGCATGCAGGTTGCGGCCCTGCAGGTCGATGTCGTCGCCCCAGGCTACGATGCGCGCGGGCACGTCATCGCCGGGCGTAACCGGCTTGCTGAACGGCTTGCCGGCCAGCACTTCGACCGTGCGGCCGAACGCGGGGAACAGCGTTGCGGTGGCGAGCCGAGCCTTGTACGCCTGATCTGATTCGCCCGGCCATTGCGGGAGGTACGTCGTTGAAGCAGCCCGCATGGCAGGCGTGCCGCCGAGCAGTGCGTCGACAATGGGCCATTTCTCGGCCATCGATGCGACTGCGGCGGACTGGTCGCGCACTGTTGTCGTCATTTGTGTGGTTCGGTTACATGTGGAGCGGCCGGACGGTCGTCTGACGCTTCACGATGGGATACATACGCACGATCGGATATGTGCCGGCGTCATTCACGTGGTCGACGCCGCTTTTCTTGTCCGGCTCGCCGTGGTCGTCATATGCCTGCTGCTCAAGCCCTTCCGTGAACTTCGGGCAGCGCCGCGTGTTCACTTTCATGCGACGCTCGCCCTTGCCGTTGTGCAGCATGGCGTTCGTCGAGAGCACGCGATCCTTGACCGCCGGATTTGTGCTGCCGACGTTGATCGTGAACTTCGCCTGCTTGAGAATCGAGATGTCCGACTCGGACGCCTTCTTGCTGCTCGTGTTCTGTCCGCTCGCGTCCGGGTAGATCGTGATCGCGTGGCCCTGCTGCTTCCAGCGATCGTCAATCAGCCGGGCCATGTCTGGCGTATCGCGCACGTCGACCAGCTCGTCGACAGCCAGCGGTGCGCCGTCACGGATCACGTACACGACAGCAGCCATCCGCAGGACGTTAAAGTCCATGCCGATGTGCAGCGGCTCGCCTTCCTTGATCTCGGCGTCGGTGTGGTTCAGCTTGCGATCGAAGTTCGGATAGACGCTGCCGCTCGTCAGGTTGCAGAACTGGCCTTTGAGATAGGCGTCGATCAGTTGCGGCGGATACGACTGGAACAGCGAGTCGATGTAATCGTCAGGCAGATTCGCTTCGTTGTCGTATGTGCTCGCCTGGATCAGCCCGTACATCGCGCCGAGCGTCGGCTTCTCGCTCAATTGCTTGACGAACTGGCCGTGCACGAACCGGAAGCCCTCGGGCGTGGTCGTGACATCGACGCCGTTCTTCAGGTTGTCGACCTTGTAGCGCATCCGGGCGATGATCTTTCGCCACGCCTGCTGCGCCTTCTCGGCCTTCATAATGTCGAGCTCGTCGCACAGTGCCTTGCCGATCTTGAAGCCGACGATCGTGTCAGGGCGCTCCATCGACCGGCAGATGACCGTGCCGCGGGACTTGCGCCCCTCGAATACGTGCACTTCTTTGTTCGACTCGTTGATCTTGACGCTCAAGCCCCAGTCGAACGCGACCTCCTCGACCGTCGGATAGAAAATGTCGCGGATCTGAGGATAGGACGGCGCAAAGTAGCCGGCATTGATGCGCGGATATTCCCAGAAGTGCTGCATCAGGCCGCCGCAGCCGACCCACGTCTTACCTGAGCCGAATCCGGCCACATAGGCGCGGAACTTGTGCTCCATCGACAGGAACTGAGCCTGCGGTACGTTAAGACTCGGCATCGTTGCGCTTCCGTGCGTCCCGCACCTCGATCACGAACTTCTTCGGCTCGGGCGGCGCATCGTCCGGATCTTCGAGATCCTTGCGCATCTGCTCGTTCTCAATGCGCAGCTTTTCAGCGTTGAGCGCCTTCGTGTCGTCATCGCGCTTGTCGTTGAACATGCCGAGATGACGCGCAACGTGCTCGAGAGCTTTGCTGCGATCTTCGAGCAGCACCTTGAGGCCATCCTTACCCTGATGAACGCCCGCATAGAGCATGCGGGCAGGGCCCTTCAGTCGGCGCGTGTCGTGAACGTGGATCTTGCCCTTGCCTTCGCCAGCGCATTCCGGGCATTCCGGATTAGGCTCGCGCCGTGCGTCGAACCCATATCCGCCCTCGTCAGTAGGCGGCGGCTTGCCTTCGTCGGCTGCATCTTTGTCGGCGCGCTCGAACTCGGCTTCAGTCCACTGGTAGGCGTGGCCGATGCCCCAGCAGTGCCGGCAGTTGTCGCGGCGGTACTCGACGAGATCGTTGACGTCGACATTCGCCATATCCCACCAGCGTTTCAGCACCATGTCGGCACTGATCTCGACTCGCTTCGAGCGCGCTTTTTGCGCATTCTCGATCGCGGACGACACCTTGACATTTATTAACAGGCGCGATGCCTGCTCTGCGGCCGTCTTTTCGCTATATCCAGCCCGAATCGCCGCTTGCGTGGCGTTCAAGTCGATCAGATATTCGTCCACGAAGCGGCGCTGCTTGTCTGTCAGCGCCATATTGGTCCTATTGAGGAGATTTCACTTTCGCCAGAGCGGCGCGTCGCCACTTTTCACTCACGGCATGTGCGGCCAGTAGCGATTGCTTTTGCTCATGTTCTCTTTCGCGGGCAGCACTTGGAGGTTTTGCTCCGCATGCAGGCCGCATACCTTCTTGCTTTTCAGCGGAACAATGTGATCGACGTGGTGCCAATCGCCTGTGACCATGCCGAGGAAGTCGGCGGCGAAGTAGAAATCCGCGATTTTGGATCGATCCGCCCATGCGGGCGTCGCATTGATCTTGTCGACGGCATACTGTTTGCGCGTCACAGCGACCTTCAGCTTGTTCGCCGCCCTCCACTGCGCCTGATACTCACGTTTCTTATCGGCGTTGGCAGCACGCCATGCGGAACACTTGGCGCGGTGTTGATCCGGATCGCGCGCAGCCAATTCCCTGGCATGGTTTTCGCGCCGCTTCTCCGGGTTTGCAGCAGCCCACGCTACGGCGTAGGCGCGCTTCTTCTCAGGATTGGCCGCGTAATTAGCCTTCTGATACGCGGCAGATTTTGCGGCATCACAAGGCTTGCATCTCGGCATTCGAGCCGCCGCGCCCTTCTTCCGCAAGTAAAACTCGGAGACGTGTTTTTCCACCCGGCATACAGTGCAGGTTTTCGTTTCCATCTTTTGGTTGGGTAATGAACTGGAGGGTGGCAGGCCCTGGCGCCGGAAGAACCCTTGCCGAAGCGAAGGGAGAGGAGCCGGCCACATGACCATGCCTGCCTGCCGGGGTTACTCGTGAAGCTTCGCGCCACTCCACCGGCTAGGCGCGTGACTGCAAGCAGTCGCTGATGTTTGGGGTGCGCGCTCCGGCCCGTATGTGTTGCCGGGTTCCTGCCCTGACCGGGGCGCGCGGGGGATCGTCAGAAGCGTGCGATGCGCTTGCCGAGCACTGTCGAATAGACGCCCATCGCGAGCGCTTGGTCGCACAGCAGTTCAGCGTCCATATCGTCGAGCGTCATGAACACGTCGCCGTTGATGAATGCCGTGAGCGCGGCAATGCGTGCGTCGAGTTCGGCCTTCTCGTCGATGACGCGCTGCTGGTGCGGATGAAATTCTTTGTTCACTGCATTTCCTCGGTGTGCACGCGGCTCACAGCCACGCAGATGAGCAGTATCAGGAATGGCGCCACTGTGCCGAACGCTTGCATCAGTGCGCCGCCTGTCCGCGCTTCATGATGGCAAGGCCCGCGGCGATCGCCGTTAGAGCGTCGACGTCAGCCATCTGCAGCGCAGTGGTGCGCTGGTTGATCGCGATCGCGCCATCAGCCGGCACCGTCAGAACTTCTTCGGTGTGCAGCAGCATCAGCGCGACGGCGAACGCATCGCACAGCACGTCGATGTCGGCATGCGGGTCGTTTGCTCCAGCGCTCATGCGTCCTCGCTTTCAATGAAGTCGCCAAGCGATTCGAGCACGCCGTCGATTTCCTCGACCACATCACACATGCAGTCGCCGAGCGTGGCGCAGAACCACATCACGCCGAGCAGCGGCCAACAAGCGCACCATGCGGCGAATCTCATGCGCCCTCCTTTCGGATGAGCGGCACAGCGTCGGCCGGCGTTTGCAGATAGTCGGCGAACGCCTTCTCGCGATCGGCTGTCATCGCCTCAGCTATGCGCGCGCCCTTCGCCAAGTGCATGTCGTCGACGAGCTGCGCGTGTGCGTCGGGCTCACCGAGTTCGAATGCGCGATCAAACACGCTCGATGCGTGGCGCAGGATGTACTCGACTGCGGCGAACGCGATCAGGACAAGCGTCACAACCCAGAAGAATGTCGC